AGAAGACGGCATACGAGATCGTCTTGTGACTGGAGTTCAGACGTGTGCTCTTCCGATCTGCCACTTCCAAAATACATCGATTTAGGTAAATAGTGTTCAGTATGTGTATTCAAATCATTCATATAAATGTCTTGCTTCTCATTAGATATAGCAAAGACTGGAGCGATTGTGTGAAAACCGAATCGGCTTTCATCAGTTAGACCTACGTATATTCGCATAAGCCCAGGGGTAGTTTCTTGTAAGGTGTTAACTTTAAAGACAACTACTAGGAATCCATAATCGGTATTAGCTAATGTATTAACATTAGTCCGAGTTGAAATAATCTGCCTTTCGGTTAGATATTTATAGATTCCACCCATAAATTTGAACCATGTTATATTGGGTATAACAAATTCAAAATTAACTGCTCCATTGGAATCAACAGTTGGTTGATTCTGTGATGTTATCTCAGGAATACTAAACATACCGTTGTTATTTAAATAAAGCTCAATATTTGGGAATTGTGAGTATATTGTACTTGGATAAAGCACGCTATTTGGGGCCTCAATTTTAAGTCCTGGGGGAACATAAAATATCCTCGGCTCAATAGAGTTTTTAATGTCAGTAAAATTCTGTTCTACTCTTCTTGGGAAAAATTGCATGTGTAATTTAAAGCCAACTGAATGACCATAATACATGCTACTGACCAGAGGGATTGTACGTCTACGAATATCAGTACCCCAACTGGTGACGAATGGCATTTCATTTATAAATTTTGATAAAGGAAAGAAAAACGGAGTTGTTCCTTCCCCTAAAGTAGTCGTCTTCTCTAAGGCGAGGTACATTCTACGAATAAACGGTCGAATGTCTACTAAAGGTCTCAATCTACTATAATGGTCTGCAATAGCGTCAACTGGGTTTGAACTTATGGTATCATCCTGCTCTTGTGGAGCATTCATAACGCCGTTCGCAAAATCGCCTGATTCTGCTGCCCATGTTTCTGTTTTCCGTTGAGTAGGATCAGGAATAATACCCTGTTCCGGTTGTGATGGTATATTCTTAATGAATTCCACCGGTCGAGTTGAATATCCGTAAAACCTAAAATTAGGCTCACATTGGATATAAACATTAAAATTAACTTCCATAGGTGAATTATCCGCGACAATCAAATTTTGGGCAAGATATATATAATATAATCCATGTAATAAACCTTCTGATACAAAGTCATTATGACAAGGCATAAGATCGTTCCTACACATATAGGGGAGAGTTATTGCTAACTCTTGACCACCTCCATTGAATTCCAATAGTTGTGATGGGGCATTAGCCAACGCCCTCATAGCCGGTGTTGCGACTGTCACTTTATTAGACGGATTATAATACTTAATTACCTTCAATTTGGTGAACTGTTTGTTGTTCATACTCGATTGTAAAATTATTTTAATATCTCCTCGCCACGCTCTACTAAGAGAGTGTAACAATTCAATATTATTGCAACCATACCTAGATGGAGCGGAAGGGTAATTAACACCTCCCTGAAATGGAGAAATAGGTCTACAAAATAATAACTTTCCGACGGAATCGTCAGTCGTGATTTTAAATTGTCCAATGTACTGTCTTTTCGAAGTGATATGAGATAAACTCATTTCATCAATCAAACTACCAAAAATAGGCTCTTTTACCAGTCTATTTTCTGTTGCATACGGATCCAATTTTTCAAAAAATTGTTCCACATCTGTTACATTAGGAAAATTTCGCGACGTCGTGATAAAACGGTTAGCTATTGATGGGTTATTGGGATTATGCAATCCTGTCCAAGAGGATATAAGTCCTCTTCCGAAATCGAGAGCGTCACCTAAAAAAGGTACCATCTTCTTCAATCCCTTTGTTCCCATATCTAGTAAACCAGTTGTTGCCTTAGCAGCTAAGCCACCTGCAGCTCCTCCAATCATTCCACCTACAGGACCACCCAGCGATGTTCCTAGTGCAGCTGCACCAGTAGTCATCGCCTTCTTGCCGTCAATCAAACCTCCGGCTTGCACTGTCCAATCAGAATCTCTTAAGAATCTCGGTGCTGGTAAATATAATTCCAAATTTTTAAAAGTAGCTTCCATTATCAATGTGATATCTCCCGCTCCCCCTCCATTAAGAAGAGGTTGCAAAACGATAGCAACTAAAGATGCATAATTAGCTGTTTTAAAATTCAAAGTTGCATTCGGGACGTAGCTTGTTGGAGCTTCATTGCTTGCTGTATCAAGTTCACCGTAATCGGTGTTACAATACCAAGGTACTTCTAGATTAACAGAAGTAGCTTCATTCGCATGTAAAAAAGCATGAGGACCAGATAAAATAGAATTTATCCAGTATTGTTGTTCATTTCCACCGGTGTAATTGGTGGAATTGATCGGTTCCAACATCGGAGGTAAGACTCCAATAAGTAACGTGCCTGAATGCACCAATGTGCCAGACAATGAGATATTCAAAATCAATTCAGAT